CATCTTTATCTTGTTCTTTTCTTTGCTTCCAAATCTCCTTTAGCTCTGCCCAAGTATAAACTTTTTTGGTGTCTTCGTCCCAAAATAACCCTTTATAATCTACAGATTCTGACATAATTTTACGTTTTTCGATACCTTGCAGTCTTCTTAGCTATTCTCTTTGGTTGCTTTACAAATTGTTTGCCAGCCTTGGTTCCTTTTCTTTTGGCTCTAGTTGTGGCCGCATACTCTTTTGAACTTAAAGCTTTAATAGCTTTCTCTGGAAGATACCTTTCACCTGTCTTGCTAGATGGCTTACCTGATTTAGTTCGCCATTTTTGTTTAGTCCATTTAGAAAGTTTATTGCTTGCTTTCTTTTTACCAGCATAAGTACCGCCAGCATCTTTATAATATTTGGTAGCTAATTGCATAGCACGAGCAGAATGTTTACCACCCATCTTAGCTTTGGCTTTAGCTTTAGCAGCTGCCCATTTCTTGGGATCTCTTTTCTTTGCTATTCCTGTTGGCATTATTTACCTCTTTGCTTCATGGCTTTTTTCTTAGCCGTAGCACTTAAATCACCGTAATGATATACAGGCTTGCTAGATTTAGTATGAGTTTTGTTGGTATGAAGCTTGCCGTTTGGCATCTTATGATAAGATCCTTTCCAAACAGTACCGTCTTTTAAATAATGTTTTACGCCTTTTGCCATATTATAAAGTTAAAGTTATGTTTCCGTTTGTTATAACATCTATATTACCAAGTTCTGCACTAGCTTCATAGCCATGCGGATCTACTGGTGTATGAAGTTGTATCCATTCCTCCCCGGTATATACTTGTAAAACACCAATAGATACATTCCATATAACATCACCAGCGTTGAAATTAAGTGTATTAATATCTTCGCTGGTAAACTGTGGAGTAGCATTGGTATCAAACTTTCCTAAGTTAAGCTCTAGTACTCTAACGAGCCTATTAAATGTATTTGCATCAACCTCAGTTAAAGCTAATGGTAACCTAGTTTCAAGGAGTTTTGCCATTATCTTCTGCCATCAGTTCTGATATCAAATCTATTGGCACCAAGTCTCCATTTAAATCCAGTTCTTACACCAACAGCCGCATCATCATCTGACTGTACTCTTAAAACCATTTGACGGCCACGAGCTCTTACAAAGTTTTGTTGTGTGCTACTAGTAACATTGTTTGTAGAAGATGTAGACAAAGAATCACCGGGATAATTTCTTGTCTTTAGTACATAATTTATTTGACCTGTAGTTGGAGTGCTTCCAAAAAACTTTACATCCGGAATAATTCTGCTGACAAAACCAAATTGTTCACCTTGATCAATATCGATATCACCGGATTCAATATACACATTGTCCATCGGATCACCGTCTGCATCACTTCCAACCTCGTGATTGTATAAAATACTAGCGCTTTCAGAGCCATAAGTAGCCATTGGATTATCAAATATTCCTTCATCTAGCCATGAAGTTCTTGAGAGTTGACCAATGCTCCAAACATTTTCTAAGTAATTATAAGTTGCATATCTGTCTATATCATCACTGTTTGCTGAACAATAGAACCAACCTATCTCATTAAATTCTCTATTACTAAAAGCAAATACTTTAAATCCTTGAGTAGTATTGATATCTTCTAATATATAATTTAAAACAGAACAAACTGTTCTTTGTACAGCACCAGTATACTTATAGAAGCCATCTCTAGCCATCCAATACACGCCGTCAGGACCATTAACACAAGCATTAGGAGATATCATTCCAACATTTTCGTTTATTAAATTTATTCCAAATGTAAATGGAGCTCCAACAAATTGCATAGAATACAAAGATGTATCTGTCCAAATAAGTATTTCTTGTCTTGCTCTAAGAGCACCAACTATTTGAGAGCCATTTGATAGCCTTAAACTTCCAGCAGTATTAGTTGTTTTTGGTTCCCATTCTGTTACGCTTTCTTGATCACTAAAAGCAACAAGCAAAGGATCAGATGATCCTGTTCTAGCATTTCCAGAAATAGGATCTGCGCCTAAAACAATAACGTGTCTATCAACATCACTAACTATGGTTTGTAATCCAACTGTTGGAGCTAGGTTTGCCCCAGACAATGCGGTTATGTTAACTGCTCTTGTAGATGTTCCTGATGTCTCATCCCAATAAAATATGCCTCCACCTCTTGGATTTATAACAAGGTCTTCTCCAAAAGCATCATGAGACCAAAGCCTTAATTGATTAGCAAAACTTAATGATGTTCCAGAACCCCACGTTCCTGAGCTCCAGGTTCCAACGCCCCATCCAGTGGATGGAAGATAAACATTTAAACCAGTATTTATTTGATAAGCACCAACTGTAGATGACCCTCCATTTCCAGTATCAGAAGCATTGGCTGTAACAGTCGTGCCACCAGTATCTTTGGCTTCTATAGTATAACTATCAGCATCAATAATAGTAGCTATCTCATACTCTTGATTTAAAACAGTAGCTGTTATATTACCGCCCAAAGATACTGCGCCACTATAAGTTACGAAATCTCCTTCTACAGCACCATGAGCTGTATCAGAAACAGTGATGGTTGCATCTCCATCAACCGCAGCAAAGGTTACATCTCCTGCTGCAGTAGTTTCCCTTAATGGAGTAACATCATAAAAACTATTACCTTGTTTTATATAATATTTTTTATTAGTTCCTAATCCTAAATATTTGGTAAAGTTTAAAGATACCCATGCTATCATTCCACGGCAAGCGCCTAAGAAAGTATTGGATGTGTTTTTAACCCAGCCACCTATTTTTTCTGGCAATCCTTTTCTAAATCTTACGAGATTACCATCAGCCCAGCCGCCTTTATCCATAAGGTCAGTCATCTCTTTGTTTATACCGGGCTGGAATGTAAATTTAGTTAAAGCCATATTACTCTTCGTTAATAGGATTGAGCTCTGGAGTTTTGTTGACTACTGATAACGATTGTCGCAAAGACTCTTTAGAGTCAATCTTTTGTAAATTCTCTATAGTTTTTGCGACAGAGTTTTCAACTTCGTCAAATGCCAAAAAGAAAACTTTGTCGATGGGTAAAGCTACCATACAAAAAATATCTACTTTACCACTTCCATATCTTAGCATTTTATTTTTGCGATTGTTATCTGCATTTGATCTTAAATCCCAACGGTAATATTCTTTACCATCTTTATTGTAAATGCTATTGGTAGTTTTAACCTGGATTCTATAGAAAACTCCTTGATGATCAAGGATAAGATCGGACTTATGGCCTTCTGGCGCTGGGATTACAGAGTCGCAATATCTCAACAAATATGATGCTGCTAAATATTCTCCTGCAAGAGCAACTCTTGCAGAGGCATGCGACATTTATGCTCCTATACTAAACGCCAATCTTTGCCTTCAAAGAGTAAAGCTTCAGCCTCACGTCTTCTAGTTAGACCAGCCAATACCTCTCCACCAGCCTTATTCCATCTTTTGATTTGTTCTGGTACAGCGTTATATTCACCATTATTTAATTTTTTTAATAAAGTAGACGATTTTAAATTTGCAGGTCCTAAGTTGTATACCCAAGATACTAAGGCATCAAACTGATGTTGGTTTAAATCTACATGTACATAATCGTTTATGTACTTTTCGTATTCCTCTTCAAGTTCTCTTTGCAACATGTAATCAGCTTTTTCTTGTGTCCATTTGTCGCCCTCTTGAACTCCTTGGGTTGAACCGTAACCTATAGTCCAAACACCAGCTGCACATTTGTATGCTTCTAGTTCGCACCCTTCAAAGTGTTTTATAAGTTCAATTCCCTCATCTGATATATGCATTTTAGTCATCCTTGCTAGGCGTATTAGACGCTCCAAAATAAAATGAAATAACCGCACTTGCTAGTCCTCCCAAATAACCAAGAACTAAGTTAATAAGTGCTTCAGAGTTTTGCTCAGGTGGTTGAATGGTTACTAAAAATATATAACCAAGAAAGCCACCAACGGTTGCGATACCCATAATTCTTGCAGTCCAATCTTTGCTAAACTTTCCTCTAGCATCTTGCTTGTCTTGAACTTCTAGTTTGAATATATCTATATCCAATTCTTTCATTTGAACTTCAAAGGCTTGTTCAGCTTTTTTTAGTTCCATCATTTGTTGAGGTGTTGCTTGCTGAATAGCTTGATCAATAGCTTTTGGATTGTCTTCGCAACCCAATACATCACATATGACTTTGCTGGCCATACCTCCAAGAGGCCCACCTAAAGCAGATCCAAGCGTTGGAGCAACTGAACCAACTACATTTTTTAATAATCCTTTTAACATATTATTTCCAAGTATATATCTTCAAAGGCTTGCTTTTGCCTTTGACCATTATAGGTTCTAATTCTAGCAAATGGTAGCCACACATCAACTCGGTACTTTCTCCTATTAATATGTTAACGCCACGTTCTTTAGTAGCAGACTCAAGTCTTGCTGCTGTATTAACCGCATCTCCTATAGCGGTATAGTCAAATCTATTTGCGCTACCCATATTACCTACTATAGCTTCACCAGTATTAATACCAATACCTATTGCTATTCCTGGAAGATTTTCAGATTGCAGTTCTTGATTTAATATTTGTATATTCTTCATTATCTCAACGCCACATTCTACTGCTCTCTTGGCGTGATTACGCATATCTAGAGGTGCGTTAAATATAGCCATCATCGCATCTCCAATATACTTATCTACCATACCTTCATACTTTTGAACTGCTTTTTGTTGAGCAGTTAATACTTTGTTCATAATATAAGTAACCTCTTCAGGTGTTACGCTTTCAGATAAAGCAGTAAAGCCTCTCAAATCAGTAAAAATAAAAGTACAGTTTCTTTTTTCGCCACCTAGCTTTAATAAATCAGGATTCTTTTGCAGTTGCTTAACTTGTCTTGGATCAAGATAATGTTCAAATTGTTTTTTAATTTGTTGTCTAAGTTTGAATTGTTCTTTAAATCTTAAATAGAAAGCTAACGTGCCTACAATAAAACTAGAAATGAACGCCCAAGTTATATCTATTAATAAACCATTCTTAATAAAAGTTGAGCCAACAACTACTTGAGTAGCCAAAACAAACAAAAAACTTATTG